CTGCGATAGTGCTAGCTTACCTCACTATTGGTCTGCAAACTGCCTTCACTTCAACAAGACACCTGCCTGGATCTGGTCCGTCGTATTTTAGTACGAGAGACCACGGTGTGTCACCACCAACAACATCTGGCACGACTGACAGAATTATCGTTGAATCGGGTCCAACCGACGCGAGCTCGTTCTTCGTCACTACATGGTCCTCACCTTGCAGTGGTTCACGAAATTCAACCTCGAGAAATCCAAACAAATCTTTGTTGACGATCCGAATCTGTATCATTTTGAACTCCAGGTAGACTGCCATCCAAGGTTTGATATTCTGCTTGTCAGCAAATGTATCAGGGACCGAGGCGGCGTCATCCTGTGTCATCAGTACAAATTCCTTCGTTTCTTCATCAAACGCGAATGGTTTGTGAATTCCAATTGTGGTGTATCCACCAGCTCCTGCATTTTGTTTGTCTCTCTCAGATTGCCGAGTTCGCCGAGCAATTTCTGCTCCACTCAAAGCGCGGCTCCCAGCTTTCTGGAGAGACTTACCTGGTACAAGGGTGTTCTGCTTTGCAGTTTTCTGCTTCTTTGCACTTGATTTACCACTCATTTTCAGTTTTAAAGGCGAGCGTCCCCGCCTTTAGGTAACGCTGCACTACAGTGGGCACATCCCACTTACTCTCAAAATTCCTGTGAACTGATAATAACTGATTCAAGTCTTTATAAGCACCGCGTACACTGATCCAGGTAGGATCAGTTTGCATAACTCCATCGTATCTCTGATAGAGTGCCTTGCAACACTTGTCCGCTTGCAAATAAATTAGACGGCAGCACCCGTACTCACCAACATCATTGATGAGCATAGACGGAGCACATTCCAATCGATAAGCGCACAGACGAGCGAAGCGAAACACTACATTACCAGAATCACGACGAAAAAGGCCCGCTTGGTATTTCTCCACGTCGAGAGGAATTCCATACGCATAACCACCGACTACATGAAAGCACTTCGATAGAAATGGTAAAGATATTACCCTTTTCGGTAGGA